TTGGACTATCTCAACGCTGGGATTGCTACGGATGGAACTTCGAGACCATTGAGTACACTTATCTGCGCGGTCAGCGTTGTATGGCAGATTGCGACGGCTTTATACACTACGGCACATATCTCTTCACCGCCGCGCCCTTCGACGACGGCTTCAGTGACGATCCAGAGCAGAGCAAAGAGTTCCTCTTTATCAAGCTCGACAATGGACGCATCACTGCACAGCCCACGAACAAAGTCATGATCCTCGACGACAGCTTTCATAAGAATATTGACTGGCCGACGGGCCTTAAAGTCTCTAAAGAGGTTTATTCTTGCGAATAACTATGCCCACCCCACACATCCACTGCCTAACCTCGCTTAAGGTCGCCGGGACAGGAAGCTTCCGTCTCGCCTCTGGTCAATTCCTCGGCGACTACGGAGCGAATCTTCAGAACCCGGACAAAGAAGCCCTCGATATCTACATCGCGCCGCCGGGGATGACATTCGTACAGTGCGACCAAAGCGGCGCCGAGGCTCTCATCGTCGCCAATCTCACGCGACCGGGGCGTTATAGAGAACTCTTCAACGTGGGCATCAAACCCCATACCTTCATCGCGCTGCATATCTTCTGCGAGCAGATGCAGAACGAATGGCCTCTCGCGGGGAAGTCGCCGAGTTATTGGAAAAGCTTAAGTCCGACAGAACTCAAAAAAGATCCCGACTGGAAACCTCTCGACAAAGCAATCAAATCCTCCGACAAGGAATACAAGATCGGCAAGATGGTCTGCCATGCTTCCTCCTACAGAATGCGTGAGCGGACCTTTCAGCTTCAAACCCTCAAGCAAAGTCATGGCACTCTTACCCTCAGCCTCCAAGAATGCAAAGTCTTCCTTGGTTTCTTCGCGTCACTGTTCCCCGAAATCATAGAATGGCAAGATGAAATTGAATTTCAGATTAGAACTAACCGTCAGCTCCGTAATCTGTTTGGATATCCACGCAGGTTCGAGCGTACTATTACTGACTCTTATATCCGGGAAGGCATCTCGTGGGTTCCTCAGTCCACCGTGGGATGTATCACACACATCGCAGTCAACCGCTACAACAACGAGCGGCCGCCGAAAACACTACCGGCGATTAACAATAAACATGACTCTTTTCTGGCGCTGGTTCCAGATGGGCTTGTCAACGACACGGCTAAGCTCATGCAAGATTGCCTCGCCATTTCTCTCACAGGCCGAGACGGCATCAACTTCACGATGAAATCAGAAGCCCAAGCCGGAAAGAACTGGGGCAAGTATTCTAAAGAGAATCCCAACGGCATGAGAGATCTCGCCTAAAAGCGGCCCAGGAAAAGCTCCCGTCCTCTACTAGACATGAGACAGACGAACGACCGAATAACACAGATCGTCAATGCGATCCGTGAAAAAGTAAAAGAGTGGCCACCTAATCTTCCGCCACCGTCGGTTGTTATTGTACACGAGACTCATCTTCCCAGCGAGTTCGATCCGAACTTTGAGAAGCTTGAAGGCTTCGACGTTATAACCACACTACAAATCCGCAAAAACTCTGTAAGACTCGCATACTTGCATGAGCCTCTATGAAGACTGGTGTTTGTACACAAAGAACGTACAAAGCCCACAACCGTTTGTGGATGCTGCTTTCTATTTCATGATCGGCGCGGCCCTTCAGAGGCGCGTCTGGTTCGGTGACTTAGACTTCCACGCAGTATTTCCGAATCAATACATCGCTTTCATCGGACCCGCTTCGGCGGGTAAATCTCTCATTACGAGTCCGATGAAAGAACTCCTCGAAATCCCCGCAGAGATCAAAACTCCAGAGAATGATCTCGCCGCGGAGCTACTCGGTGAAGATGCCGAATCGACGCGCAAAGGCGCACGACAGCCTCTTATCTATATCGCTCCAAACAGCACCACGTTCGAGCAATTCACACAAGAGACTTCTCGTGTGGCGTATCTCCATCGCTACATCGACGCAGAGAACAGACGCAAAGCATATCATCACAGCTCTCTTGTATTCATCCTCGACGAGTTAACTTCAATCTTTAAGAAAAATGCAGAGCAACTCTCCGACTTTCTTCTCGAAGCTTATAACGGTGGAAGAAAGTACGTTAGAAAACTTAAGCATAGCGATACGGACTTCTGCACAAATATGTGTATCAGTCTGCTGGGGAATACCACACTGGGTAAGTTCCAAAGTCTTCAGAATCAAGATATTCTCTCGGACGGTTTTATGGCTCGAACGATTATCGTTTACGGCGTTGAAAAGCGTTTCCATCTTTATTCTATTCCCCCGCTTAACGAAGAACAAAAGGCGGCTAAGATGCGGCTTCAATCTTACATTCGGGAACTGTCGAAACTATATGGCCCTTTGCTTCTAAACGACGAAGCCAAAGAATACATCCACCATCACTTCGAACTTCATCCCAATCTCGTCCACACGAACAAACATCCGATGCTGGATGAATACTATGGCCGCAAGAATCTTCATCATCAGAAGATCCTCTTTGCCGTACACTTTTCCCGCACGACGGACATGGTGATCACACGCGAAGATGCCGAGGCCGCCACAGAACATCTCGCCAAGCTTGAAAAAGACATGCACATTCCCTTCGTAGGAATGGGCCGCAACGAGAGCGCAAAGATCACAGAAGACATCTGGCGCTTTATCAAGACGACACAAGGCGCCACGAAGAAATCAATCTTTGTCAGGTTCTATCAGTCTCTCAAGACGCCTGATGAACTCCGTCGTGTGCTAGATGATCTAGTGACGATGGATCGGATAAAGTTAGTAAAGGTAAATAACATTGAACAGTATGTTGCAAAGTAATAATACACCAGAGCATATGCTTGCCGGAATGCTAAGAAACGCAGCCCCAGCACCTATGCCCACTAACATCCCCAACGAAAAAACCAACGCCGACCGCCGCGCTGAGTTCCTTGAGACTGTAAGAAACTTCGTCTGTAAGGACCGCAACGTAACCCACGGCGACGCTGAGGATAACTTCCGTGTGATCGCTACCTTGTGGGAGACTTACCTCAACAATACGCCGCCGCAAAGCCTTAATTCAACAGACGTCGCCATCATGATGTGCCTCTTCAAAGTCGCACGCCTCATGGCCAATCCCAAGAACATGGAGAACTGGCACGATCTCGCGGGCTATGCAGCCTGTGGCGGCGGAATAGTAATGAAGAAGTTAGAAGAAGAGAAGAAACAATACTAAAAAGAAAACCCGCTCTGCTTATCACAGGGCGGGTTTTTTGTTTTATCTCCTCAGCGAAGACCACTCATTCCTTCTATCAAACTCTTCCGGTATTTGTTCTCATACTCTCTCGTCATATACCTTCTCATTGTCTCAGCCCCGGCGCCTTCTTCTGCGCCCTCGACAAAGCTCAGATATCTTGCCGCCTTTTGCGGCTGCCTTTCCAGCGAAGGCATGATCTGATTCTGACTTGTCTTATACTTCCTAATCCGGCTCGCATAATCTTCTGGTGACGTTGCTTCTTCTCTTGCTTTAGATACCAACTCAAATGCCTCTTCGCCGGTATCTTCATCAATAACTCCCCGTTCAAACTCCTGTTCTGCAAGGTTATCATAACTCACAGGGAACATTCCATTCGATCGACCAGTCCCACTCAGCTCTTCAAACAACCGCATCTTGCGCCGATCTGCACTGCGAAGATTCTCCGTACCTTCATTCGCAATCTCATCTACCCAGTTATTGGCAACGCGCAGCATCTGCGTCTTTCCGACAATAACATTCTTTCCAAAGCGCTTCAACACCAGCCCAACATCTTCGCCCTTGTCAATCGCCGTTATGGCTCCAGCGAGATTCTTCGCAAGGTCTGTCGCCAACTCAGCCGCAGGGAAAACTCCCACCGCGGACTGAGTATCGCCAACCAAAGCATTGATCGGCATCATTGCGAGGTCACCTGCAAAGCCAAACGTGCCTGTCTTCTGGGCCATCATCATCAATTTCTGTAGAAGCAACTCGCCTCCATCAGTTCCAATCTGTCCTTCATTCTGCTCAGCCCAGCTCTGAAGCTCGCTCCAGTTAACAGCTTTGGATTCCTTGTTATTGAGCCATTCCTGAATCTGCTCAATCGCACCACCACCGGCCATACCAACAAGCACCTGTGCAATCAAAGGCTTAAGGTTACCTTGCATTGCAGGCTCGACTGCAAACTTACGGAAGTTATTCATCTGGCCCATGCTCCACTTGCTCCACGTCAAGTAAGGCGCAGCGCCACCTTCAAGGAACCATGCTGGCAACTGGCGCATATCATAAGATCCCTGCATCATACGGCCAAACTGGGCCGCAAGATCCATGTCCGATTGTGTGCGCCAATCAGCATTGAGTGTATCGAGAAAGCGCACAGCATCCTTATCGCCCGTCAATGCTTTGCGCTTGTTGATACTGACGATCATCTCACCTTGCGCCTGAGCAAGCGTGCGTGCAATAGACTCAAGCTTAGACGAACCGGTGATAAATCCAAGTCCATCCAAAACTTTCTGCATATACTTGCCAGCGTCTTCGCCCACGCCAACAACTTGACGGAAGTTCTGATGCGCATTAGGATTGTTCAAACCAGACTCGATCGAGCGCGCCTGTAGTTTGCTCCAATTGCTAAGCTTCTCAGCCATTCCGCCCATGTACGCACCATAATCACCAAGCCCAATGTAAGCAAGAGGCTTCGTGACTGTGCCGCCCACGTCACCGATACGTGAGATAGTCTGCAGCGCAAGAGCACTAGCCAGCGAGCCAAATGAGCGCACCGTTTTACCGGGTATCTGCGCAGGCGTGCCACTAAACTCACGCATCACAGACTGCACGCTAGGATCAGGCGCAATCACATCCGTGCTCTGCAACACGTTCGCTGGGATATCTTGATCGTTAAAGAACTTCTTCGAGCCCAATGCCGCCATAACTTCCGGCGACTTCTCGAAGTGTTCTTGCGCGGCATAGTCCTTAGCCGAGCGACGATTGTAATTCTCAAACACCTTCCGGAAGTCTTTCTCAACCCAGCTTTCCGGCAGCGGCCGACCCATTGGCTTGCGAGCGCCAGCAAATGTCGCCGGGGCAGAAGGATCAAAGTTCCGATTTACAAGCGCACGCTGTTCTTCAAAGTCTGCAAGAGCTTTCTCTTGCGCCTTGTTCTGCAGCATTCCTTTAGACAGGTAATCATCCGTTGCATCGCGCAGATAATCATCCTTGAGTTTCTGATACTCAGGCGTTCCAACCTTAGATGCTAAGATATCGC